CAGGTTGGCAACACGCTGGGAGTTGAGTGTGTCGATGCTCTGTTCAAACTCGCGCTCGATGATTTCGTAGTGACGGGCGCAAAGGTAGATCCAGCCTGCGATGTTGTGCGCCACTGTGAGTCCGCACTGTTTTCGCGCCCGATCACGGGCGTTCCCCGTCCATGCTGCGCACTGGTGGGCGTAGTCACGGGAGTAGCCGTAGTCTGCGAGGTTCATGCCGCCGCCTTCCTGCGGGCCGCCGCGGCCTTGTTGATCTCCGACTGGACGTTCTCTATAGCGAACTCGCCGGTTTCGTCCCAGTAATCCAGGACGTACTTGAGCGGGTCCGGTTCTGCTGCGTAGGCGAAGCGCCGTTCAAGCTTTTTAGCAAGCCGCGCCGCTTCAAACCCGCGGAGGGAGTAGCCCTTTTCGTTGGCTACGCGGATGACAGTGGGTAGTAATGAGGGCACGCTAAAGGCCCCTTTCTCTCGCAAGTGGAACGGCGAGGTAAGAGTTAGTGCAATGAGGTTCTTTGCCCAGACGAGGGGCGGGAGTGCCGGTTAGGCGAGGGGGCGGTGGCCCGGTTACTTGCTCGGTGATTCTGCCGGCAGACCGTCTAGCCAGTTGGCGAGGTCTTCGTGGCGGATGACGCCTTTGGTGTTGGCGTATCGGGCTGCGAGGTTCCCATCAGCGACGTGCTGCTTGAGGGTGCGAACCGAGTAGCCGCACTGCTCGGCGGCTTCCTCGAAGGTGTAGGCGATCTTACTCACGCTGCAACCTTGAATAGGTCCGGGAGGAGAACGCCAGGCTGGACACTGAGAGCGGAAGCGATACTGCCGACTTCGCGGATAGTGAGGCTGCGTCCGCCGGTGAGGCTGCGGCGAAGGGTGGGGTAGCTGATGCCGGTCTGGTCGGAGAGCGCCTTAACGTTGACGTTCCTCACGATGAGGGCATTAGCGATGCGCTGGCCGATTTCTGCGTCTGTGGCGTCCGTTGCGCCGTTCGGTGGAGTAGTCATGAAATTACTGTAGATGACCGTTTGGTTAATCGCAAGTACCGTGCGGATACAAACCAAGTATCCGAGTACATGAAAAACGAGTACACCAAGTACGCACTCCAAGTAACCGTTCATATTGCTGGAGTGATCGTGAGGAAACTAGGATTGTCTGCATGGATACAAGCGAATATGGTGCGCGCCTAGAAGCGGCGGTCGCACTGCAGATCAAGGTAGAGCTAACAGCTCGCCAGATGGACCAAAAGGACCTGGCTGACGCGGCCGGCATGGAGCGGGTGACGCTGAACCGCTACCTCAAGGGCCACCGCTCGATGCCTATGCCGGTGTTTTTTAAGATTGCGGAGGCGCTGAAGATCAGCCCTCGAACGCTGATGGAGCGGGCCGAGTCTCGCATTGAGCCAGAAGGCTAGAGGGGCGCACCCTAAGCTCCGCAGCTAGGCGCCCGAGGTCCTTGACGGTCTGGATGGTTGGCCGACTGGTGATGGCGTCGCTCTGCATTTACTTCTTACCCCCGAAATATTCGAAACTATGTTCCCATCAAAGACCATACCCACGGTGACCGACAAGCCTGTCTCTTGAAGGATCAATCTAGCGCATATGTACTGGATTTGCTCAAAGGGGACTTGCCTGCTACCGCGCCCGAGCGTAGCGTTACTCTAGGCCGTCGCTGTCATATGCACTTATCCAGCACATATGAAACGGCATTGCTCAAAACGGACTTTTCGTGCGCATAGGGGTATTAGAGTGGCGGGCGTGCCTAGTGGGAAAGAGTCGGAGTCGGGAGAGTTTGCGCGTGCGATTTCGGCGGCGATCCGATGGTCGATGGTGCGGCAGAAGATTAGCGCCACACAGGTCGCGGCGAGGACGTCAAGATCACAAAGTTACATCTCGAAGCGGCTTCGTGACGAGGTCAGTTTCACGGCCAATGACATCGATGAGATCTGCAAGGTACTCAATGAGGATCTGGTTCAATTGGTAGTCTCGGCGGCCCGTGCGGCCACTACTGCCAGGAAGGGGCCGGGTAGGCCCTAGGCAAGCCAAAGCGCCCATTCTTCAATCGGGGGAGAATGGGCGCTTTTGTGTACCCATTCCACCTCATGCACAGCTAGGCCTTTGGGTGCTTGATTATGTAGGTCGGGTACACCGATGGGTACACCTGGCCCATTTTGGAGGGTGCGTTAACGAAGAAAAATCCCCTAGAACCGTTGAGTTCTAGGGGATTTTGTTTGAGCTTCCTATCAGAATCGAACTGATGACCTTTTCATTACGAGTGAAACGCTGGGGTATGATGGGACAAGGAAATCCGCAGAAATCCGCGGAAACTAGGGGTGTAATGTTGACGTATGCACGCCTAGTCCTGCATAGTGATGAGTACACCAATGAGTACACCGAGCGGAAGAGGCCCCACAATGTCACTCGCGGATGAATCAATCAAGCACGGCGAGCAGGCCCGCTACTACGCCGCCGCAGCCGTAAAGGACATGCAGTGTGGCCGTCGATGGGCTGCTGAGGGTGCGATGGGTATGGCAGCAATGGAGCGCCATCTTGCTTACGAGAAGTGGGACACGGTGGAGATAGCATGGGCCGCCCAAAAAGACTGCTGGGCCAGCCGTGGCTAAGACCAGGGGTAAAGGCGAGGGCTCCCTCTTCAAGGATGGGCGGGGGCTGTGGACCGTCCGTATCGAGCTGCCCGCGCAGGAGGGGAAGCGCCGGCAGAAGGTGATCCGCCGCAAAAGCAAGAAGGCGGCGATGGATGAGATGGCCGCGCTGAAGGCCGAGTTGCAGAAGCACGGCGATTTGCCAACGTCGAACATCACAGTGGAGAAGTGGCTGCGGTACTGGATTGACGAAATCGCGCCGCAGGAGATCCGCCCGAAGTCGTACGCGTCCTATAAGTCGACCGTGGACGGCTGGCTTATCCCACTGCTTGGGAAGAAGAAGCTTGACGCCCTGACGCCGGAGCACTTGCGGCAGATGTTCAAGGACATCCAGCGGACACCCAAGAGCCCGAAGCTGCGCGGGCAGAAGGACTTACCCGAGGGGACTGTCATGGTCGGCGCGGACACGGCCATCAAAGCCCATTCGGTGCTGTCGTCCGCGCTCAACTCAGCAATGGAAGAGGGTAAGGCGAACCGGAACGTTTGCGAGCGGATCAAGCCGCCCGTTAAAGCGAAGGTTGTTGGTAAGGCCCTCACGCTCGATCAGGCCGTCGACCTGCTGGACCGCTTGACCTTCCGTAGCGACGGGGCGCTGTGGGCGACGTACCTGCTCACGGGCGCCCGCCGCGGGGAGATCCTGGGGCTTGAGGCTGACCGCGTGACGGATACCCTTGACCTGTCGTGGCAGCTGCTCAGGATCACGGACATCAGCACGGCGCCGGCAGACTATGAGTATCGGCATCTGCAGGGGACGCTCTACCTGACGCGGCCGAAGTCCCGCAGCGGCAATCGCGTCCTGCCACTCAGGGGGCGCTTGAAGGATATCTTGGGCCTTCATCTGCAGGGCCGCACTGAGGGGCTTGTCTTCACCGACGAGCGCGGGAACCCTTGGGACCCTGACCGCGCCACTAAGGAATGGGCGAAGCTGCTTGATGAGGCAGGGCTGCCAACGGATATAGTGCTGCACGGCGCCCGCCATACCGCTGTGGACCTCATGCACGCGTCAGGGATGGACTGGGACGACATCAAGGACATCGTTGGTCACAGCACCCGGCAGATGTCCAAGGACTACCGAACAAGCACCAATATGGGTCGACTGTCCGAGGGGATCGACCGGCTTTACAAGTCGCTCGAACCCGCCACTAAACTCACAACCAACCATCACAATCAACTGGGGGAACCATGAAGCACCTGACCATCGCCATTTTCGCCGCCGCAGCACTGGCGTTGTCGTCTTGCGCGGCACCAGCAGCGTCCACACCAGCGCCGGCACCTGTAACAGCTGAGGTGACACCGACCCCAACCGCAACAACTCTCCCCGCTGGCAAGTTCAAGCTGACCACCATCTCGGGCGCTGACATTACGTTCACTCTGCCAACCCCGGCAACGCATCCGGCGGTGAAGGGTTTGGAGGCGTTGCGGGTGAAGGCTGGTGGTAAGCCTGTGTCGTACCTGGTTGCGGAGGTGGACAACCGTAAAGGGACTGGCCGGGTGAACATGTATCAGGTGGACGCTTTTAGTGAGGACGGCGCCCAGTTCCAGTTCAGTGACGCAGCGTCACTAACGAACCTGTGGAGCCCCTCATATGGTGCGGACGGGTCTTACACCATGCCGTCCGGGAAAGTCCTTGACGCGGCCACTGGTGACGCGTTGAGCCGTGAAGCGACTGAGGTTCACAACGCGCACCTCAACGACGCAGACAAAGGCGAGAAGGCCACCATCGTCCTAGCCTCATCCAACGCCACACTCCCGACCGAGTTCACCCGCGTCTCAGTGCAGCCCTCGGGTGGCGGCGAAGGCGAAGACGCAACACCGGCCCCGTAGTTAAACGCAAAAGAGCCCCCGCAATCCGTGTGGACTGCGGGGGCTCTTTGTGCCGTGTTACGGGTGTCGCTTTCCCGGGATTTATGCGCCGGGTAGAATCAGGTCATTCACATCTTTGGGGGACTCTTTGAAACGTCTTGCTCTGCTCGCTGCTGCCGCGCTTGTTATGACCGGTTGCGCCCAGCCTCCTCCGCCGGTTTCGGAGAAGGTGCAGGCGGCGTATGAGGCGGGCCAGACGCTTAGTGTGGAGAAGGCTAAGCCGCTGGCCGTTTTCATTGGCGACTCATACACGCAGGGTACCGGCGCAAGCAAAGACGAGACACGTTGGGTTGACCTTGTGGCGAAGGCTGAGGGCTGGGGCTATGACAACCTTGGTCGCGGCGGCACGGGCTATCTTGCCACTTCAGGCAAGGCAGGGTGCGGCCTTGAGGTCTGCCCGAACTATGCGGAGATGGTGGAGACTGTCGCGGCGATCAAGCCTGCCACAGTTATTGTGGCCGGTGGTCAGAACGATTTCTCGGCTTTCAACGAGAACCGGCCCGCCGTCCTCGCGCAGATAGCGAAGACGTACAACGGCCTGCGGGCGAAGCTCCCCAAGGCGCGGATTATTGCCGTCGGCCCGTCCACGCCGTGGGGTGTCAATGAGGATGTCTTGGCGTTCGATGCTGCTGTCCAGGAAGCTGCGGCCAGCGTCAAGGCCGAGCATGTCAGCCTGATCGAACCGAACGTTGTCACACCGCAGATGGTCCTGCCTGATGGTGGGCACGTCAACGACGCCGGGCACAAGGCGATAGCGGAGCGCGTTATTTCCGCGCTCCGCTAAGCCTTACTGGTTGCGGGTGTAGATGCCCCGGAAGGCGTGTTCGGCGAGCCCCTTGTGTGCGGCGAATGTGGGATGTGCGCCGTCTGTCATGAGGTAGAAGTCGCGGTTTCCGTCGCCCTTGGGGTTGTCGATCCGTCCGGTTCCGAAGATGAAGTCATCCGCGTCGATGTAGACGCGGCCCTTGGCAAGGGTTCCGGCTTTCACCGCTGCGGCGTTCCCCGCGTATCCGCTCATAGCGGGGCCGATCACGTAGACCTCCGGGACGGACGCCACGCTTTGCAGCGTGGACTCCACGGCGGCTTGGATTGAGCCTGCCCCGGACCCGTCATTGATTGAGCCGTAGAACACGATGGCGTGCGGGGTTCTCCCGGAGACGAAGCTGGTGCGGGTGCTGAAGGGGTTAGGTGTTGCGCCGTCCATGCCGGCAACCCAGCCGGTACCACCGATGCCAGCGAGGAGCGTGTCGTCAGCGCCCATCAGATGAGCCAACCGGGGCGCGAATGACTCGATGTTGTTTGCGCCCTCCGACCCACCGCCGCCTGCGCCGTTGACGTAGGAGTCGCCAATGATGGCTACCCGGCGCTTGATGGTTCCGGACGGTTTGGAGATTGTTTGCCCGGTGGGAACGCGCACGGCCAGGAGCCCGAGCGTTCCGGAACCAACAATGGTGATGGTGCGGGATTTCGCGGTGGGGAACGTCAGCGTCAGCTTGTAGTCGTTGCCCGTGACCGTGCGGATGATGTTCTTCTCGGTGACCCATTTGCCGTTGACACGGAACATGGGGGTGTCGGTCGTGACGGGAGTGTAGAAGCCGAACTCCACGACGCTGTTAGTGGACTGCGTGACGAACGTTCCCATGATGGGCCAGGACGCGGCCTGAGCTGCGCCGCCGGGCTTGAGTTCGCCGTAAAGGGCGAGATCGTTGTTTCCGCCGTTGCCGCAGTAGAAAGAACCAGAAGCCCAGCGGAAGTTAGTGTCGGATGCGCCGTCCCAGTTCCTTGTTTGGGAGCCGGTGCCGCAAATCGCGGGGCGGTACACGGCGGGGCTGGTGAGCGCGGTTGTCTGCCCCTGCGTGGCGTAGGTGATGGTGGGCATGTCGTCCGGGTTGGGCGGCAGGAACGCTTCACGGACATAGTTGGTCACCCAGTCATACTTAGCTACGGCCTGTTTGGGAGCCGCTGCGGCAGCATAGTTAGCCGATCCGGATGCCGGGGCATACGTGGCAGAAAGCGCCGTCTTGGTGGCGGATCCGGTGGCGTTGATTGCGGTGGCGATGGCGTTGTCTGCGGGTGCGCCGACGAGTGCCGCGGAGTTGGCTGCTGCGAGGGCTGAGGCGTCGGCTGCTTCGGCTGCTGCTTCGGCTGCGGCTGCGGCTGCTGTGGCTTCGTCTGTAGCGGTCCCAATCGCTGCGTCTGCCACCGCCGCGGCGTCCGCGCCGGCTGTGGCTGCGGCTTCCTGCGCCGCGGTCCTAGCCGACACGGCTTCGTTCTTCATGCCCTCATACGAGGTGATGAAGTTGGAGAACCCGCCGCCTTCCCAAGCGAGCCGGTCCAGTGTGGCGTGCTGCATCGCCGGGCCGAACCCATTCTTGTTGACCGTGACCGGGTTCGGGATGGGGGAGCCGGTCGGGTCGGTGATGGTTACGGGGGTCTTGGTCGGGTCTGCCGGGTCGTAGAGCAGGATCGACGCGTTAGACGCGACGTTCGTGGGGTTCGACGGGTCGGCTGCGAACAGGTTGTCAAAGGTATAGGCCACTAGGGGGCGCTCCTTACTAGGACTTTTGTGCGGGAGGTATTATCGGTCTTGACAGTCGTGCTAGACCTAGATTGTTACGCCACCTATTTTTATGTGACGAAGCGCTTTACTTGGGGGTGTTAGCCGAGGCCAGCGCACCCGCCGGGGTCGCCAGGACCGTCGCGCCCAGCCCCAGCCACACAGCGATCTCCTCCGCGCTCAGCCAGCCGTACAGGAGCGCCACCGGGCCCGCTGCGGCGAGAACCTTGTACGCGTAGTTGCGGATCTTCGGGTCATGGATCCAGCGGTTCGGGGTTTCGGTTGCTACGTGGTCAGCCATTACTTTCCTCCTGCTACGTTGATGTCTACGGTTACTGCGCCGTTTTCGAGTCCGGCTTTCACGCCTGCCTCAGCTGCTGCCTGTACGCCGGCGAGGAGTTTCGCTTCGTCCAGCGCTTCACCCTTGGACAGTGCGGCGATGGCACCAACAAGGCCCTTGATCTGCGCCTGTGCGATGGCGTCACGGCGCTGCGATTCGGCGACGATGGGCAGGATGCCGTAGTCGAACTTTTTCCCGTCAACATTGGTGCCGCCGGTCCAGACCCCGGCCCAGGTGTTGTAGGTCGTCTTGTCCAGCTTGTTCAGCTTCTCGATGATTGCGTCGTACTGTGCCACGGTGAACGGCTCCTTCGGGGTGGTTGATTGCGGGGCTATGGCAGGGCTACCGAGTGCCTGCCGGGTGTAGTTGAAGAACTTGGCCCAGTCGAACTGGACGCCGGGGTCGGAACGGTGAAGCCCGGAATCGCCGT